GTCTCGCTCGAACTTGCGCAGATATCGCACGCCCGCCTGAATGTCATCGAGCGCCTCTTGCGCATACCGCCCAGCGTACTGGTTCACCAGTTGATTGCGCTTTTGCAGTGCGGCTTGCCGCATGTTGCCGCCCTTCATTGCGGCAATCGATTCGCGCGCGGCGCGGCTGGCGCTGCCCATGAATTGTCCGGGGCGAATATCGCGAACCCGCATGCCGCCGATCATGTTCTGAGCAAACCTGCGCGCCACCTGCGCAACAGTCGGCTCTCTGGTCTTGCTCGCTCTTTCCAGCGCGTTGAGCTCGATCTCGACCATTCGAGTTCGCAGCTCGCCAGCCAGCGCGGCATCGACCATTGCGTTGCGCCCTTCTGGCGTGTTCAGGTCGCTGTGATCTCGAATCATCCGCTCATCCGTGCGAGCGGCTATTGCCTGCTCTGGCGACGGCGAGTTGAGAATCTTGGTAATCAACTCGTCAGCGGACGTGAACCCGAAAATTTCAGCGACCGCTTCCGGTCTCCATCCGTCTTCGCCTTCCGCTGCGACCATGCCCTCTTCTCGCAGGCGCGCAATCACAAACATGCGATCACGCTGCGCTTCTGTGCCGGTGGTGCCCTGATCACTCGTCCGCTCGAACTCGCGCAACTCTTCCAGCGAAAATCTGCCTCCTGTTTCCGGGTCGTCTGTCGGGTTCGTCAGGAACGCCCACGCGCGATACAGCGGCTCGGCTGCAACCTCCTCTGTCACAGCGTCACGCACGCGGCTGCGCGTCTCACCGGCTTCCTTCTGCAGCTTGCGAAGCATTCTGCTGCGGGCGTTGGACAGCCACTTCATCTGGCGCACGGATCGCGCATTCATGTCATCGACGGCTTCTTCCGTAGCGCCTTGCGCCACAGACTGATACGCGCGCCAATCGATTCCGAATTTGGCTGCGTCCGCTTCGCTTGAAAACATCATGCCCATCGACCGCATGGCTTCCGCGTTTTGAATCTCTTCGGTCGATGCCAACATGCGGTCAAACACGGCTCGAATCTCGTCGTTCAAAACGCCGGTCTTTTCGCCTCGTGCAACGTGCGCGCGGTTAAACGATGTGTTCTGCCCGCGAGCGTATGCGATCAGGTCTTTGTAGACTTCGAGCAGCCAGCGCTTGAATGAGCGGAACACCGATTCCAATTCCACCGATGGCGCTTTGCCTTCCGACAAATAGACTTCAAACGCTCTGGCAAACTTTTCATGCCCGAACGTTTGCTGCTGCACTGACATGCCAAGCCACGTTTCAAACAGCGTCTTGCCTTCCTGCGGTTTAACGTCCATCCATTCAAGAGCTTTGGTGGCGTCATCGATCAGGTCTTGTGGCGCGCCGGGTTGCGACGCCAGATTCACCAGCATGTGCAAGAAGAAATGTCCCGACTCGTGCAGGAACGTGGAAAGGTCGCGAGCATTGGTCAGACGAATGGTTAGCTGAGAGGGACTAAACGAACCGCGTACAACGCGCTCGCCCTGAAAAACAAAATCCTGCTTGTTGCCGTATCGCGGATTCTTTGCCAGTACCAACGGACCAACTTGGATAACTTCGTCGGCTGATACAACGGGCTCCATCGTCGAGCGGTCGTAAAAGTAGCTGTGGCGCTCCGGGTCCATCCCGACCTGCACCCAATCCGGGTCGAGCAACGCAGCGTCTGCGGCGGCTTTTGCCTGCTCTGGCGTGGTCGGCTTCCATCCGCCTTTCATCACAGCAATCGTCGCTTTGGGCTTTCCGGTTGCGATGTTCATCGCGGCTCTTTCAACAACGCCAAAGGTAACGTTGGTAGCCGACGCAACGCTTTCGTAGCCGATTGACTTGCCTGCGTTGTAACCAGCTTGTTGCTCATGCACTGAGACAACCCAGACGCCGTGATTGGCGTAAGCCGGAATGTCCAAGCGCAGCCCAACCGGGTGTCCTTCTTGGAGCGTCGCGCTCGGCACGCCAATGCGCTCGGTCTTGTCGCTGGTGAGCGCCCGCTGCATGTCGTCAGCGGACGCGGGCTGAGGCACGTCAGCGTAGGCTTCAACCGGCTTGTACCGGTTTACCAAAGCCTCATATTCAGCCGCCGTCATCTCGCCAGCCCGGACCCTTTCGGCTGCAGCCTGCAATTCCGGCGTGCGCCTGATGACGTCCCTGAAATTCAAATCAATGCGCGAGACGCCTTGTTGCGTCAGTCCTTGTCCTCGCGCTCCTCTTTCTCCATCGCCTCTTCTTTCGGCGACTCCTCTTTTGGCTGCGTCGAGCTCTTGCCGAAGGACGTCGGTCGCTTCAGTCCGAACACCACGCGCCCATTGCCGATTAGCGCCCTCGTCTCCTCGCGGGTCAGCGTCCTCCTTGGCATAGTCGTAATCTCCTTTTCCCGGAAACATTGCAAAAACAGTGGTGTCGCTCACCATGAACGCGTCATCAAGTGCTTCAGCGATCAGGTCTCCCAAGCGCTTGGTATCGACCCCTGAGAAGTTCAGGATGGTCATCACGCCGCCGCTGGTTGATTGCCCGCCAACTGGCTTTTCACCATCAACCGTGATCTGACGCAGCCGCTGATAAATCGCGTCAATCTCTTCTGTCGTTTTGTCGCCGATCTCAACCGTTACTGCGCCGACCTCTTCGCCGCCATCAAATGGATCTGCCCCGAACGTCGCCATTTCCTTCTGGTTCAGAATGAACCCAAGGAATCGGGTCACCGCTCCCGGATCACCCTGATCAAGTCGAAGCGCAAACGATGCGGTCGTCGCGTCTTCAAAGCTGCCAGTCTGCGGCAGCAACTCGCCGCTTGCGTTGAGCCGCTGAAGAATCCCCGGCAGAAACCGTTCCAGAATCCGAACGCTAATCTCAGCTTGTTGCTGCTGCGTCAAAGCGTTCCATTCCGCCGCCAGCGCCTGATTGTCGGGATCTGGCGCAACCTCGAAGTTGATCGCAGGACGATTTTCTACTTGTCCATCGAGTCGCTCGGGCGGGAGGAACTCTTCTTGGAAGAACGCATCTTGAGCAGGAACTCCTTCCGCAAGCGCTCCACCATCCTGCTGTGCTGTTCCGGTGTCGCCAGAAACAAGCTGTCCTCCTTGTCCACCGGCATAGCCAGCGGCAACTCTTTTCGCTGCTTCCTCATAGCTAATGTCCGCCGTTTGGCGAGCGCCAAGCTCGCCGTATAACCTTTTCTCGTAGTACCACAGGATCGCCTGAATGTCGGCGACGCTCAGATCATACCCTTGTTGCGACAGTAATGCTTGCGCTTTCGTTACAGCATTGAGCATGAACGTGCGGTCTGTCGCATTGAACGGCGCGTCTTCCAGATTCTCAAACGCCGCTTTGTAAATCGTGTTTGCAGCTTTCTCGAATTCAGTGCCGTTCTTGAAATTTTTTGCCGCATACGAATCGCGAGGTTGAACCACCGCAGCCAGAACCTCGTCGTTCGAGATCATGTCCGGAGGCATGTTCGCGTATTCGGGCAGGTTGACGATCATGAGCTCTTTAAAGCGCTGATAACCCGCGTCGGTTGGTTGTGCCAGCAGTGTTCCGCGATAGCGGTTAAACGTTCTCGACCACCACCTGTCCATTGTCAGGTAACCGTGCGCGCCCATCAGGTTGGCGTAGAACGCGCCCAGCTTCGGACCAAACTCCACGGCAGCCATTGGCATTTTGATGTGCGCTTGATAATCGGACTTCAGTTGACTGCCGCTTTCTTGCGCGATTTTTTTCAGCTCTGAGATCGGCTTTTCCTGCATCAGGTAATCGCGCATGCCTTCTGCGCCCATGCTGTCGTACAGGCGCTGCATAACCGCAAGGTTGTTATCGATGCTTTCCTGTCGCTGGTGACCGCGCGAGGTTGTGAACTTGCCCTCTGTTTCCCCGCCTGATCGGAACCTGCTGTAGATGTCCATCGCCTGAGTGAAATTCGGGACAACCTTTTGCCCGTCAGACGTGATGGCGATCAGCGCGGTCATAAGGTCGCGCGAGACCTTGTCCTCTTTGAGCTCGGGAAACACGTCGCCCATTGTGTCCAGAGCGCGCTGGAATTTTTCGCTGTACCAGCCAACGCCGGACTTGTTTGGATTCAGCATGGCGAACAGGACTTCTTCCATCATCCAGTTCGCAATGTTGTCAGCGGACCTTTCGCTGCGATCCTTCGGGTCGATGGTTCCGTACTTTTCGCGCTGGCGCGCTTCCAGCGCAGCCGCCACCTCTCGCGTTTTCCACCGCCTGCCCCGTTCCAGCCCGTACTTTTCCAGCGTCTCTTCGCCACGGCGCACGGTCGCGGTTTGGTAAAACTGGTCCGTGTACGCCGCCTGATACAGCATGTTCGCTTTGGTGGCGTCATACGTGCCGCGATTCATCGTGGATTTGATTTGGGTCGGCGAACCCAGCACCACCCACGTAGTGCCATCTACCTTGACGCCGTCGTGCCCGCGCGCGCGAAGCTCATCAAAAAACGCCGCTTGCGCCTTGGCGTAGTTCTCTACATTTAAACGCTGACGATCCTGCTCCGTCATCGTGTACGGGTTTTCGATCTTCACATACGCGGGGATTACTCTTGCTGCCGTGTTGGTCGCAACGTACTCGCCGTTCCTGAAAATGAAGTTCTGGCTGTCGTTGTCGCTGGCATACGCAGATGCCTCTTTCGGGTCCGTGGTAAACCACGCCCCGCGCTTGCCGATGTTGAACGCCGCAAAGTCCTTGTCCTTCGACGTTCCGTGATACAGAACAATGGGAGCGCCAGTTTCATCGACTACCGTTGAAGCGCCAAACCACTGCGTGAACGCCGGTGTTTGCACGTACTGTGCGAGCTCTTCAAACGCGTTTTGCGTCGGGCGCGTTTGCAACGACTCGATTGCGTTCTTGTCGATGACAACATATTCGGTGCGCCCGCGCGGGTCCGTGCCAACTACCAGCCCGTAGCCTTCGTTGATCAACTGCCGAATGTAATCCTCGGACAACCGTGTGATGTCGCCCTCTTTTTGCAGAACCTTTGTGCCTTCCCTGATGTTGACGTTGTAAATGGTCGGCGCGCCTTCTCCCATTCTGGCGTAGCCTTCAGCCGCTTCCAGATCGCTCACAGGCGACACGTAAAAACCGCCGTATTTGCGCCCTTTTTTGCCCTGCTTCTGACCCTCGCGAACGATCTGCACGTTATCGAGCGCAAGGTCAGCGGAGGTTGATCCATGAATCAGCGTCAGGCTTCCGCCTTCAACAACGGCGTCAACGCCATCTTGGCGAACGCGTGTTAGCTCACGCATCTGCCCTTGGCTCGCCACGTCAGTCCGTTCTTGGATGCCCTCACCAAACACCCGCAGCCGCTGTTCATCGAACAATGTGCGCGCATCCATGCCGCGACGTTTTGCCATCGTGGAGTAAAACGCAGACACCAAAGTGGCGTACTGATCCGCCACGTTCTTCTGAACACCGGCTTGCGAAGCAAGCTCGTCCGACAACGTCTGTCTAATGTAATCGCGAGCCTGAACCTGCTCGTCGGTTTCAACGCCGCTCGACAACACGCGCTCAACCAATGATTTCAATCGCGGCTCATTCTCAGCCACATAGCTCTGAGCCTCGCGCTGCGTCATGCCGTTGGGGTCGCGGCGAAGGTCGGGCAGCAGGGAAATCATTTCCTGATTGAAACGCCCCATCACCTCGGCGGTCGGAATGCGAATCATCGTGCCGGTCTGTATCAGCGCAGCTTGTTCTGCAACTGTCGGCGACATCTCTATCAACTGCTGCGCCAACCCAGAATCGAGCAGCGTTTTCCCGTCCAAGTACAGGAACTCGGGCATGGTCTCGTCGTCAGATACCGACTGCAAAAAGCCTTCAAACGTTTCCGTATCACGCTGCAACGTTGCGGTGGCGGCAGCCAGACGCTGAATCTCGCCCAACAGCACGCCCAATTCCTCAGCGCTTCTGGCTTCCTGATCCACGCCAGCCGCCATGTCGATGGCTTTCATCAAAACCGTGTTTCCGCCAGTCGCAGTAGCCGTGGCGACCAACGTTTCCAGCGCTCGTTCAGGGCGCTCTGACGCAAACTCACCAAGCGTCTTTTCTGGATTGATGATCGCCCATTCATTGAAGTCCTGAACCAGCGTCGTTGCCTGTTCGGTTGGAACTTCCCTTGCAAGGTTTTTGATGAACATCGTCGCAAGCGAATCGCCCGCTTTAAGATCGCCGATGGCGCGGATCAAAGGCATCCGCTCAAACAAAGCCTCCGTTCCGCCTTGCGCCAATGCGAACGCAGCGGACGTGGTCGGCGAAACGCCCTCCTCGCGAGCCTGCGCATAGGCTTGCCCGCCCGCTATCGTGCCGCCATATGCCATCGCGTATGCCGGGTTGCGCGTTGCAATGGTTGCGGCTATGCCGGGCGTCATCATCGCGAACGATTCCAGTCCGCCGTAAAACCCGCGCTCAATCGCGCTCATTGCCGCGCGATTGCCTTCCGCCTGTTCTGCAGCCAGCCTTTGCCCTCTGGCAAGATCCAGAAAAAACTGTTCTGTGGCAGCGAACGGGTTTTCGTTTCCGGCTTCCAAATAGGTTGCAGTGTCGTCTTTAAACGCTTTTCGGAGTAACGCGCCGGTGATGCCGCTTGCAGCTAACGGCAGCGCTCCTTCAGCTCCGATGTCAGCAGCGACTCCGGGCACCACGGCAGCAGTACCGAACCCCGCTTCCGCCAATCGATAGCGCGCAACGTTGGGAACCTTGGCGATCTGCTTCGCGGTTGAAATTGCGGAGTCCACTGCGGCAAGCGGGTTAAAATCGTCTTGCACGACAGACAACAGATAAGGCTTTTCTTGCGCCTGCCTTTCCAGCCAAGACGCCAGCCTCGGCGATCTTTCAAGAACCTGCCTGCGCTCGTTGAGGCGCTGCGTGCGGGCGATATCCGGGTCGGGCGCACCTGCCATAACGCTTGGCGGCAAACCCGCCTCACGCGCCTGCTGAAGCGCTTGTGCTGCTTGTTCTGGATCGTATGAGTCCGCAGCAACCAGCGCGCCTGCCACGTTGGACGTTGTGTTCGCCTGACTCTCAAGCCATTCGGACATTGTCGGCATCAGCCTTCACCTACCAGTTCTTCCAGCGACAAGCCTTGCTGTGTTGCGTTTAAATAAATCTGCTCGATGGCGCGTTCGTACATCAGGTTTGAGCTTCCGCCGATGACTGTCGTGGAGTCGGTTCGAGGAAATCCGTATTGTTCTCGAACTGGGCGACCGCCAGTTCCTTTGGCATCAAGACCCGCTTTGATTGCGTTACGCCATTCTCTTGGGATATCCGAGTATGGAACGAACCCTTCCGGTCTGAAATTCTGCATCTGTTCTGGCGGAACCTGATACAGCATCACGTCAGGATCGAACCATCTTCCTTGGTTTGTCAGTTCGCCCGCTTGCAACAAATTGCGAGCCATCCGCGCGGCTTGGTCTTTGGTCGGAGCCATGCCCTTGTTATTTGGGTCGGCAATGAACTCATCGATTTCACGGACCAGAGCCGCTGAGAATTGCGTTAGCTCGTCCGCTTGACGAGAACCCGGCTTGGCGCTTGGGTTTAAACCAGCAGCCTTCAAATCAATTTTGACGGCGGAAATCGTCTGGTTCGCAATGTTCGTTGCCTGCGCAGCCTTGTAATTGGTGTCGTTCAAGGCAATGCGATAACGCTGCAGTTCGCTGTACTCCTGCTGCGAAACCTGCAGTCGGATCTGTGCGCTATTGGCATCAAAGTCGCGCATGAACTCCAATGGGTCCATGAGCCGAAGCTCCAAGAACCGTTGCGGGTTTTCTGGCACTTGTCCCGCGTATGTGGCGAACCGCTGCAAGTCATCAAACAAGCCGGTGCTTTTGACGTTTGCAAACATGTCAGACGGCATATCAAGCAATGGCGTGTTCGGATTTTCCAGAACCCATTGTTGCGCCGATCCAAGCGTGTCGCGAACAAAGCGTACTCGCGAGGCTTCCATCTGGCTCGCTTCGGCATTGATTCGCGTAACCGCCGCGTCGTACACGTCAGCGCTGATCGTGCCGTTTCGATACGCGCTTTTTGTTTGCGCCAGCTTTTGATCTGTGCTGCCTGACAGCGCCATGAAGTAATCGAGACTGTCCGTCTTGACCGACCCCTGCCTGAGCTTCTGCAGAACTTCGGTCTTCATGGTTTCAGGCATCTCGGCTTGCACGTCCGCGCGGTCAAAGTAATCCCGCGCCGCCTGCCACTGATCCTGCGCAAACATGCGATTCAACACGCCCGCATGCAAACCCTGCAGCGCCTCGACTTTTGCAACGTCGGCTGCGGCACCGGTGAGCCCGTATGCCGCCTCATCGAGCATCACGCGCTTGTTGGTATCGTACTGCTCTGGATTGTTCCACTCGTTGATAGCCGCGTTTTGCGCCAACACTGATCGCGCTTTTGCCTGCTCAACGTTGTACACCTTGGCTTGTTGCCCGGCGTATGACAGCACTGATTGCTTGGCTTGCTGGGCGCGCTGTGTAAACGCTCTTTCAAACATGCTGCGCGCAATTTCGTTTTTGATGTTGCCGCTGATTCGCTTACCGAGGGAATCGATCCCGGCAATCGCGCCGTCCTTGGTATCCAAAGCCGCTCGCCCTGTGCGCGTCAGATATCCATTTTCGGGGTCGTACAAAAGCGACTGGATGCCAGCGACCGCTTCGTTGTCGGCTTCGCGCGCATAACCCTCTGCCACAACCTTGGTCGTTTCGAGCACGGCTTCACCGGCGACCTGACCCAGCCTCTGCAGCGCAGGTCCGATGGCGTCATACACCTGCGCATTGGGCGCACGGGCGTTGATGCCGCCCATCGTCGGCGACGTTTGCCCCATGTATTCAGGTATGCGTACTGCCATTTGCTACTTCACGCCTTGCCTTGTTGCCAAGATTGGTAACCGAGATACCCGCTTGTTCCAGATTGCAACAGCGATGATGCGGCGTTGATATATGATCCTCTTGCGGCGTTGGATCGGTTCATTCCGGCGATCCGTCCCGCATAGGTTTCCATGCCGGATTGCGCCAACAGCCCGCGCCGCTGCATCTCAGTGTCATAGCGAATGTTTAAAGCATCCAGCTCGCCGAACATTCGGTTCTGTCCGATGAGATCGAGGTTGCTGCCTTCAATGCGCGTTCCCGTGGCAGATACTGCCGCAACCGATTTCGCTTCCATCGCCCGCATTGCTCTGCGCGCTTGTTCTTCGCGTTGCGTTCCAGCCGCTGCCGCAGCTTCCGCATTGAGCTTGATCTGCTTCGCGTTTACGTTAGCGGCGCGTTCTTGCGCTTTGAACTGATTCGCTTGTGATTGCCCGGAATACCATGCGCCGTATGCCGATGTTGCTGCTGATGCGACTAACGCGCCAATCACCCATCCTTCGATTCCGCTCATTTCGTCCTCGCGTATAACCAAGCGTTCTGCCCGTCTTCCAGATAACTCCGCATGAGTCCTTCTCTCTGAAATCCAAGCAACTCGATCCAGCGCACGCCAGCGTCAAACCCTTCCACAACAAACGTCTCAACGCGACGAAAGCCGTGCATTGTCAGCCCTCTGCTTGTGGCGCGATGCAGTCTTGTCATAACGCGCCCTGCGTGCTCTGACAGGATTGCCCAAGCAAAAACCCTTTGCTCTGTTTGTTCGACGAAACCGGCACACGCCATGACTTCATCGCCATCCATGAACGTATAGGCTGGACCACCGTCTACCAGCCACTGCCCATACCCCGGCGTATCAATGTTTTTCCTGACGCCGACCTGAGCAGCCTGCGGGCTGATCTTCCGCAAATGACACGGCTCGAAAGCGCGGATCATCTGTCATACGTGGTCATGAACGGCACAAGCGCGACCACCGTCATTGGCAATGGCTGCGTTTGCCTGACCATCATGTACCCGTCCATGTCGTAATCACCGGGGAATTCCATCAACACGTCGCCCGTGTACAACGGCGGTGGCGATCCCATTGGAACGCTTGGCGTGCGATATTGAATCTCGTCCAATGCGTTTGTGCCGGGTCCGACAAATCCGCCGAGAGTGTTGAGCAGTCTAATCATTGCGCGCGCAATTCGTTTCGTTTTGCCCTGTGCCGTGCCATCACCAGCGCCCGCCTCGATCCTCGTGGTCCGCAACGTGCTGACATACGGCAGCCCGACATGCACCGTGCTGGCAGCGTTGTCGATGGTGATCGACCCTCCGGTGACAACCTCGTTCGCGAGCGCCGCGCCGTCCGCCAGCACCGCAACCGTTTGCCCTTCCAGATACCCAAGTCCGCTGATCACCGTGGCTGGTACGCCAGAATACGTGGCTCCACAGTCCACGTAGAACGCGTCCTCTTGCGCATCACCGTTCTCGAAATCCTTCGACAGGTACTCAACGTAACGCTTGGTGGTCGAGTTGATGGTGCGCTTTACGATCATCCAGAGTTCGTCTCGCGAGCGGTCAGGTGCCGGAATGCAAACAACGGATTCCACCACTGCGTCGCCAGATCCGAACGTTCCGCCAATGATATGGCGGTGCCAGCCGAGCACGTCCTGCTCTTTGTTGAACGTGAATCCCAGCAGTTGCCCATCATTGCGGACAGCCCACAGAACCTTGTACGGCGCTTTGTGCCAGTCCGTATCCACCACGCCGCCTGCGGTGACGTGTTCCGATAACACCGTCAGGTCAGCCGTGACGTAGCCGTTCTGGTTAAACGAATACGCTACCTCGTGCAGTCGACGCCCGGACGCTTGCGTCATCAGCACCGAATAACCGACTCGCGCAGGATCTACCGCCCGCGAGCCTTCGCCGGACTGTTGCTCGATTTTGACGTTGCCGGGTGCGAACGGCTCAGACGTGGCGTTTTCGCTGCACGAGAACTCGGCTGCGCTGGTGCCGATAAGCAACGCCTGCGTCGGAGCCAGCCACTGAATCGGGTTGACCGTGTCGGAACTGATGGTGACCTGAATGGCGCGGTCATCGACGATCAATCCGCTCTCATCCTTGGCGGCAAAGTTCTCGTAATCGCCGCTGCAACTGAAGTACAGGGTTTGCCCCTTTCCATACGTCAGTCGTTCTCGGAACAACGACACAACGGACGGATATCCTTCCTCGCCGCTGAATGCGGCAAGCGCCCACCGCCACGTGGTATTGCCAGCGCCGACCACGCCAGCCGGAAGCGTCCATTGCGATTGCACGCTTGCGGTCACCACGGTCGATGACGTGTACGTCAGGATCTTCAGAACGCCGTACCCTGCGTCCACAAACAACCAATCCAAACCCTCGCGCTCGACGTTGGTTCCCGTCTTGCCGCCGTAGTCCCCGTCAGCCGCCGTTCCGAACGTGTGAATCGGCTTGTCTGGTCCTGTTCGCCAGACCTTGCCAGCGGTCGGCGACCCGTTGGTCGTGCATATGTACGTCTTGCCGTCCGACCTGCGATACGTGTTCAGCGGGTTGGTGGTGTATTCCTGACCCGCAGTCCAAGGCTTGATGCTGCTCAAGTCCTTCGGCTCAAGGTAGATCAGTGACCCGACCATAGCAGCCGTAAACACTGCGGACGATGCGGTCAACGTCACTGTGCCGGTGTTGGCGCTCGCATAAATCGTGGTCGTCTTGGTCGTGTTTTCCGTCTTGAACGGACCATCGACAAGGCTCACCGCTTCCATGACCCAGCGGGTGTTGCTGTAACGAATCAACTTGCGCGGCGCGTAGTCGGGGTGGGCGATGTAAATGATGTCGCCCGTTTGCGCCATTGATAATTTAAACGTGTTGTCAGCCGTGATCAGATCAGCAGCGGTGAAAGGCGACGGAACCTCATACGTGGTCCCTGTCAGCGGATGCCACGTTCCCGTGCTTGTTGGCAGCACGTTTGTGTGGGCAACCTTGCAGTAGTAATTGATCCCGAGGTAGCTGACCAGATCGCCCACGGCATATGCGGTCACGCTGCTCCACGCGCTGGGCGCTGAAATCTGCAACTGACCGTTGTTCGTAAAAAACCGAACGTAGCCGTCTCCGAACTCAAGCACGTATGCCTGCGTGTTCGAGAACTCAAACTTTGCCAGCCACGTCCGAGCAGAGCTGTCCTTCACCTCTGCGGCGTATTTGGTTCCGGGTCTGCGGATTGCCGGACCTTGAACCGCAGGGATAAAGTTTTCGAGGATCGAGCACCCAGCCTCGTATTTGGCAACATCCACCCTGCCTTCCAGCAAGGGCGACAATTCGCCAGCGTTGAACGATGCTCGAAGCGGGGCAACCTTTGGCATCAGAGCCTACCCATGATCCACGTATCGTCTGCCAGCATGACCGGCGGGCGCTCGAATGAGTTGCTCTTGATCGCGCGGATCAGAGCTTTGTCGTACTCCATCTGAGCCAACTGTCTTTTCGGAGCGCTTTGCGTCAGCTCTTCCGCGATCTCCAACGCAATCCGGCATGCCAGCACTTCGCGGAAGTTGGCATCCCACTGGTTGGGATCTTCGATGCGAGCGATGTATCGAATCAGCAGCGGCGACTCCAGATCAGTCATTATCACATTGGCTTCATGCGAATACTCGACCAGCTCGGTGGTGATGTAATCGTCGAGCGCGACCACCGGAAACGTTTCGTTGACGGTGTCGAGCGCAAGGAAGTCGGACGGCAGCGGGTACTGGTACTGCCAGCCGTGATCCGGCACAACGGTGTCTGCGGCGATTGACGCGCGCTTCAGCGCGAACTGCCAGCCGTATGCGCGGAGCTCGTCGTCACGCAAGTCATCGAAGCACGAGAGGATAGCCCTTGCCGCCTTGTTATCGTCATCAAGCGACGTGATGCGGCTTGCGCCGATTTTGGTGAGCGCGCGATTTGCGACTTGAATGACCGACGCCATGAAACCCCCGCGCAGTCAGAGTTATTTAAACGCCAGATTCAGTTGATCATCAAGTAATCAATAACTGTGTTGGCGGTTGCAGCCGCGTTTCCGTAAATCGTGAATGAGCCTGCCGCAGGCGCAACGCGAACGATTTGAGTTAACGTCGCGTCGGCTGTTGCTTGGCTGATGATTGCAATAATCGTGGTATTCGCGGTGCAGTTGGTGTTCGTTACCACAACGCTTGATGCTGCCGCCGCAATTGCGCATCGCCCGTTAAAGTTTGCGTTGGTTACGTTGCCGGGCGTACCGCTTAGATCCGTTTTTGTAACAGCAAATGCCGTAAAACTTCCCGATCTTCGCGTCGTCGCGCCAATGACCATGTTGTCAATGTTGCCAGCAGTTGCTGGCGCGATGGTGACGGTGCCTGCGCCTGTTGGCGAGAACGTGTGCGTCGTTGCGCTTGTTGCCGACGTGTTGCCAAAAAACGTGACCGCGCCAAGAGTCATCGTCGGCTGGAGTGTCTGAAAAAACAGCCCTGAATCGCTGTCATTGAAAATTGTCATTGTTCCGGGAATGCCAAATGCGCCGACCACATAGTTGCCAGATTCAGGACCGTATGACCGACTCAAAACTTTTTGAGACGCGTTTTCGCTACGATTAGGCTCAAAAACCCAACGGCATGGCTGGTTAAACGTCGGCGTGATTTGCACTGTTTCAAACGAATAAAGACCAAACGAAGATGAAGACCGCGCAGCGACTGTTGCCATGTTATTTTCTCGCTTCCGTGAGAGCGGCTGTTAGTTCAGAACGAACCACGTGTCGATCACCGTGTTTGCAGTAGCTGCCGCGTTCCCGTACACCGTGAAAGATCCCGCCGCACATACCGTCCTTGTGATATGCGTCAACGTCGCGTCGGCTGTTGCTTGAGCAATTTGCGCGAACACTGATCCATCTGCCGTCACCTGAGTGTTGGTCACGGTCACGCTACTTTGCCCCGCCGCAATGGCAACGCGCGCTCTTGATGAGGTTGTGGTGACGTTACCCGGAGTGCCGCTCAAATCTTGTCGGCTGACGTAGTACGTTGTTGCTGCAACTACTCGGCGCGTGAATTGTCCGATGACAACGTTGTCCATGTTGCCGCCGCCAGCAGGGTTTATCGTTACGGTCCCGGTTCCGCTTGGCGAGAACGTTGCGTTGACGTTTGCTGGCGTGAATGTCAGTGACCCGCCATTCAACGTCGATGCGCTTGTTGTGGTAATCCCTGCTGCCTTTATCCGACCAATGGTAGCCTCGGCTGCTTGAAAGAAGATTGACCCGGTTTCACATTGCACGCTGATGGTGCCGGGAACGCCGAACGGTCCAACCACGAAACTGCCTGCGGCTGGTCCAATGTGGTCGCCCACGCCGCCCATAGGACCGGTGCCGCTCATGAACGGGTTTGCGCCCTGCCCTGAGTCAACTGGCGTGAACCACCAGCGCCCTGTGTCGTTGTGACTGTTTGTGATGAGAATCGAATTAAACGGTCCAACCGTGGTGTCGGTTCCCGTCGATCCCGCGTTAACGGTTGGCATTCGTCACGCTCCGAAGACGATGAAATCAACGACAACGTTTGCAGTCGCTGCCGCATTGCCGTAGATCGTAAAAGACCCCGCTGCCGGTACGGTGCGAACAATATGGGTCAGCGTTGCGTCTGCCGTTGCTTGGTTGATGACGGCGTATACAGAGGCTGAGGCATTGGTGACGCTGTTGGTCACAACAATGGAACTTTGCCCCGCCGCAATGGCAACACGCCCTTTCCCGCCGTTGTTCGTAACGTTTCCGGGTGTTCCGCTGGAATCAACAATGTTCACATAGACCGCGGTGAACCCTGCGTTCCGGCGTGTGACTGAGCCGATTTCAACGTTTTGCATGGAACCCTGAACAGCCGGATTGATCGTCACGGTGCCCGTTCCTGTCGGGCTTATGACAACGTTCTGGTTTGCAGGGCTCAACGCAATCGCGCCAACGCCTGTAATGTTTTGGAATGTGACGTTCGCGTATAGCAGAAAGTAGGTTAGATCGCTTGAGCTATCATTCCAAAGCGTCCAGTTCCCGCCCACGCCCATAGGACCGATAGCAATTGAGGAAGCTAAGGGTCCGTGAGTGCGGGAGGTTTGCTTCACCGGTGATAAGTTGGGTTGCGTATCGGTGGCGTAAGGCTCATACACCCACCGCCAAAGCTGGTTGTGGTTGGCTACGACAGACAGCCTTTCTGTTCCCGTGAATGAGGCTAAAACAACCGAGCTATTGGCAGCCAAAGTAGCCATTGCTTATGCCCCTCAGCGCTTCGACTTCTTGGAATCTCGCGCCACCTGCAGCGCGATAGCGACGGCTTGCTTTTGCGGCTTGCCGTGCGCCATCTCAGTTCTGATGTTTTGGCTGATCGTCTTTTGACTGGTCCCTTTTTTCAGCGGCATGACTGCTCCCTGTTTAACCGAGACCAACAAGAGAGGCGGTCAGTCCGCTCGGGGTTCCGCCCGATATCGAAAAGCGCACGTTGCAAGCGGGAAGCGGAATCGGGGTCACGGACAGCGTGATCGTGGTCGCAGGCGTCCACGCCAAAAGCTGTTGAGCGCCGTGACCGTAGAAATTTACTTCCGTCCAGACTCCGGCACCGGTTCGCATCTGCAAAGCAATTGTTGCGCCCCCTGCGGTGCCATCGATCTGCAACGCGTATTCGCCGCCCCTAATTGCGACGGCGCTTCCCGTGGCTGATCCGTTGAAAAGCAGTGTGTATACCTCGTCATCCGCGCGACGAACTGGCATTACCAAGCCCTGCCTTCTTCAAGTGCAGCCGCCCTGATTCGATTGATCAGAATGAACAAGTCTTCCAGATCCAGAGCCTGAGTTCCGGTCCGCCCTTGAGCGGTGGTGCTGATTACAATCTCAACGTCCTTTCCGGGCGACGTTGCTTGCGATACCACTTGGTCCAGACGCTCTCCGAGATTGACCCCGATGTACCACGCCATGTTTGTTCTCCTGTTGAACGAAAGGGGCGGCTTTCGCCGCCCCCTCGTTTCAGTTCGGGTAGCTGTAGAACAGGTCCACAATGAGCGTTCCCGACGCGGGCAGCGACGCAACGGCAATCGTGATGAACACGGTTTCGTTGGCAGACAGTGCCGGATCGTCAGCGCCCACCGTGGCGTTAGTGCCGAACAGCGTCGGGGTATCCACTGCAGTGAACACCGCTGCTGCCCGGTACTTGCCGGTAGACCCGGTAATGCCCACGGCGATGGTTGAGGTGCCGAGCGTTACGCTGGTCGTCAGCATCCCGAACGCAAACGTTGCGCCTGCAGGCAGGTCGCCGATCACAATCGTGTCCGACGTGGTCTGCGTGCCGAGCGTGATGGTTCCACGTACCCGGCGCAGGTTGGCAAGTTGCGAAGATGCGCGGTTGCGGTAACCGACCGGCGCGGTCGTCTGGTTGGCAGTGTTGCTGCCAGCCAGCTCGCGAGAAAGATAAATCGCCATTGGTCAGTCTCCGTTTACACGCAGTTGATGATGACGCAGCGCTTCTCTTCGAGTCGCGTCGAACCGAACGTGCCGGTGACGTAGACCTGAGTTGCGTTGCGCTTGTCAGCACGGCGATCAATGGTCGTCTGGATGTCGTTCCAGACCCCAAGAGCAACGCCGGATTTGGCGTAGCACGGAACCATCCACCGAGAGCCGGTGGTGTAGTTGCCATCGCTACCGCCTGCGGTGATCGCGGGGTTGATCGCGGTGTTGAAGTTCGCGCCGCCGGGGATTCGCTCGCTGATGACGAAGTTGAAGCCCATGAAGGAGCGAATGCGACCATCGACCAACACCGGCTTGGTGTTGTAGTCGAGGCTGATCGCCTGCGCTTCGTTGAGCAGATCATCGTGCTGGCGAGCGGTGATCACGCAGTAAAGCTCTTCCGTGTCCACGTCCATGTCGGACGCCATCAGAATTCGCTTTGCGCGACGCAGCTTGCTGATGTTCAGACCAGTCGCTGCTGCTGCGCCAGTGACGGCGGCAACAGACTGCGAGTTGGAGCCGAACGCAAACAGCGTGCCCGTGCTGGTGGTGCCGTTCTCACCCGTGTTGTTCGCGTTGAAAAACGCCGAGATGATCTCGTCGTCAATCGCGCGACCCATCGCTGCTGCGCCAGCTTTGACGTAGCTCGACTGCGGGTCGATCAGGGTGCGCAGCTTGTCCTGCGAATCGATCAGGTCAGCCCAATCGTAGTCTGCAGGATACGCCCAGCGCTTATCGTGCGGGGTGCTGATCAGCGGGGTGTCCGCGTGACGAGCCATGTTGCGAACCGGGCTGACAGCGCCGACCTGTTCGAGAACAGATGCAGCCTTGCCCATGAGCGAATAGGTTTGAACAGAGGAACGCAGACGGCTGGCTCCCTGCTGCAGGAGCATGCCAACGTTCGCAGCGTACTGCTGTACGAACGCGTTATTGACTTGAAACGACATGGTGAAAGCCTCCGATGGCTTTGGTTAAACGTGCCCTGTGGGGCTGGTTAATGTGATCGAAGGCTTGTCCGGCTTACCGGAGCCGCTGTTTTGCGACCTTGTTGTCCGACCCACTGGCGCGGGTTCCCGGCTGGTCGCCACGGCACCATGCGACAAAATGGTCCGCTATCGCTGTGATTTCCTGCGGACCAAGATTGGGGCGTGATGCCAGCTTCAAGCATTCTAGCCTCAGCAAAACGCCGTCAGCATCTGCGTTGACCATTTTGCATTACTCCGGGTAAGCGACAGACATGAGCCGCGCCATCTCGTTCCGCGCGTCCTCGTTGCCGTTCATGTACTTGGCTGACCATTCAGGGTCGTTGCGCAGCATGTTTAGACGGGTGCGCGCAGCTTCCGGCGTCATGCCAAAGCCTTGCGTGGTCTTGCCGCTCTCGAACGTGTGCTCTGTCAAACCGCGCCCGATCCGCGACAGCAGCTTGTACATCTCGCCCGCGCCGATGCTGTTCTCAAGTCCTTCCAGCGCAGCCTGATTCAAACCGAACTGGCGGGTGGCTCGCTTGGCGAGCTCGAAGTTCTCATCCCACGCGCCGCCCCATTCCGACTTGAGCGAGTCCAATTGCCGCTGCGACTCGGCTGCTGACTGCTCTTCAATTCCGCGCTGCGTGGTCTCAACGTATTCGTTCCACTTCTCCGCCATTAACGTCGCCTGCCGCTGCGACAATCCAGCCTCATGCATCCAGTTGGACGCCTCGCCAAGAAACGTGGTGTCGCCGTTCTCCGGCGCGTCCAGCTTGTAGTCCGCTGCGGTCTTTGGTCTGCCCAACGCCTCGTACACCCGCGTCCAGCCTTCAGCGTCATCGTCGCCTTTCGGCAACGGCAGCTTCTCACCGCCCAACAGCTTTTCGAGATTGCGATACCCGTTCGCCAACTCGACCGGATCTGACCAGCCCTTGTTCTGCACGTACCCGCGCAGATCCTCGTCGCCAATGCCGGAAACCCAGTCAGAGCTGGCGGGAGGCGATGCGGCTGGCGGCGCGCTTACCGGGGGAGCGGCGCTGGTTGGAGCAGGTGCGTTGCTGTTGCCATCAGCTTGTGACGGGGCGCTATCAGCCAACAGAGCGGCTGCAGATGACGTGCTCATGGGTTACCTCTCAGGTTTCGGAATCAACGTCTTCGAGTGCGAAGACCTGTCGCTCAGGCATGTGCAGCATTGCCTGCAGGCGCAGCCACACTTCACGCCGACCCTCTGCCATTGCCATCGCAATCGGATCGACGTTCTTTGAAATCGGTGAAACGATGGCGGTGCTGGACTGGGCGCGGCAGAACCTGCGCAGATCCGCCAGCACCAATTCCTGATCGCGGTTCGGGTTGCCGTCAACGTCGAGGAAAACGCGTTTATACGCGAGCTTCCGCCGCATCAACCTGCTGATGCTTTGAGTCAGCGTTCGCATCAAATCGGCAGGATGCCCGGCGCGACTTGTGACGGTGCAGCGCCAGCCAGCGATTGTGCCTGCGCCAGATCACGCGCACTGCGGCTGACAATTGGGGCAGCCTGCAATAACGCCTGTGACTCAGCCGCCTGCTGCTGTTCAGCCATCATGTCTTCGACTTGCTGCTTGCTGCGCAGAACTTTGGCAGGCACGCCGTTGATCGATGCGAGCTCGCGCGCGATGGCTTCCGGGTCGAACACCATCATCACGCGCGGGTCAGCCTGTGCGAGCGGAATCACAGACTCCAGCGTGCGCAGGATTGCCACGCCCTCGTCAGCCCGCTGCGCCCTGTTCAGAGGCGACACGTACTCCACGTCCACCGCGCCGCCAATATCGCGCAGAGCCTGCGGCATAGGCGGCAGCACGCCAGCGGCAGCGAGAATGTCGATCTCGCGCTCGATCAGCGGACCAAGGAATTCCGATTGCTGCCTGCCCATCGTCGGAGCCAGCAAAGCTCCTTTCTCCTGCGCGCGCAGCATCGCTTCCGTTGCGGTCATCTGCGGGGCGTCAACAAGGATCTGGAACAGCGTCACCAAGAATGCGTCGTTGATGACCTGCCTGCGCTGCTCAAGCATTGCGTCGCCAATGTCGATGCGAGCTCCAGACTGCAGCGGGTGCACCAGTTGGCGACCCTGCTCATCGACGCCGCCGTAGTTCAGAGCGCCGGGTCGCAGGTCGAACGCTTGCAGAATGCCGTCGTCCTGCAGCAGCAGCGGCGGGTCCACCATCTTGTGAGCCGCGCGGATGACGGTCTTGCTCATCTCGTTGAGCATCTTGATGTCAGGCAGCACGGTCATCGCAGGCGAGCGCCCGTACACCTCGCGAGGTGCCGTGACGTATCTGCCCACGGCATACGGGAACGCGCGATAGCCGCCCTCGTCGAGGATCTCGCGCCCTTCGCAATTCACGTAGCAGCTTGACCACGGCATCCCACGGAAATCGTTTCTGCCGTACTCCATCTCGTCGCGCGGCATGACCGCATGGATCACGTCGAACGCCTGATCAGGATTGGTTTCGAGAGCCTTGCGCTGCGCCTCGCTCAACGCGTCCGTGCCGAACCGCTGCGCCATCTGCCGCACAGTCATCTCGAACTTGCGGAACACCGTGTCCACGATGCCCTGATGGTTTTCGGCGATGAACAGTTCAGACAGATGCACGCTGCGATACCGGATGCCGCGACCAAGGCTGTCGTCGATGAACATCGCGCCGGTTCCGAAAGCGCCCAGCGACATGTACGCCTCGTTCGCTTGTGATGCGAAGTTGGCACGCGGACTGTAGCGCGCATCGAACAGCATGCTGGTGACCGCGTCGAGGTACCCGCGGATCTCGTAGTCTTCGTTTAAACCTTCGTCTGGTACGCGCAGCTTGTGCCAGCGTTGCGTTCGCGGGGTGAGCATCGATTCCATTGCCGCAGCAAAGCGCTCCAGAGCCAGCCCAGCCGTTGCGTCGAACACCTTCTCCGTGTGCTTTTCGCCAGCAACCCGCTTGATTCGAAACACATCGCTGCGCGGCAGGATGCGCTCCGCGATCTCCCGCCAGTGAGCGTCGAATACGCCGCGCGCATCAGCCATCCATGACTGACGCCGCAGAACCTCGTCAGCTTTTTCTCGACTCATTGTCCCAACAGCATTTTGGTAGCGACGCGCGGCTGAGTGAGATCACCCATCTCGCCGGACAGCATGGCGGCACCGCGACCACGTGAGCGTGCGCGACGGTCCGATGCCATTTGCCGTTGGCGCGCATCGTCGAGCGTCGGCACAGGCGGCGGCGCTACGGGCGGCGGCGGCTTCTTTGGCGTGTTCGGTGACATGAATCCCATGTGATTGCGCTCCGTCAAAAGTCGTATTCAAGAATGGCGCTCGATTGCCTTGGCGCGTATTTGCGCTCAGTGCGAATCAGTGAGCGACCCTCGCCAGCGCCGAGCATCATGTACTGCATGGCTTCCGCGACGTGGCTGTAATCGTTCTTCTCCGGCACGTCACGATACCGAGCATCGCCAGATACCTGCACTCTGCGGTAATGATATCCGCCAGCAAGCGCTTTTCTGAGCACGCGACAATGCGGATTGATCAACAACCCCGGCTGCCCGTCGATCATGCGACTCATCGCGCCAGCGACAGCCTCGCGGCGGATCACGGGATCGTTTGTGTTGGCTGGCTGCGCATCGATGCCCTGCGCCCGGAGCATCAGGAACGGCGTGCTCTCGTCCGACTGTGACCGAATGTCGCCCGCAGGATCGCCCGTGATCGCGGCTATCGGGTTGCGCGGGTACATGTCTGACAGGTGCCGCCTGAGCAACTCGCCGAATCGCACCGCGCCCATATCACGCGACACCAACTCCGAATGCACGCGCCATTGCCCTGTCACGGTCCGCTGCGCGAACGTGGCGGCTGGCGTCAGACCGAAATCAATGCCGACGTAGATGGGCTGCGCTTCCAGCAACTCGAACTCAGCGCAATGCGCTCTGTCGCTGAACTCTGGATAGACCGGCTTGCCATCGCGGACAAACCCGTACTGCCCGTCAACGTACACGGACACCCACTCTTCGCTCTTGCCAGCCAGCAAGCGGCGATAGTATCCCTGCCCTGCAGCCCTGCGAATCGGGTCAGCCTCGTCGAGCACCAGCGTCTCAGGGGTTTGGTTGAGCCACGCGAGGTTCTCTGCGTTGTCATCCATGCCGCCCGGTTGCCGGTAGAACGTGTAGCCTTCAGGGTTGGTTTCCTCGGCAAGTTTAAACCACCAATGATCGCTATCCGGCGGGTTGGTGTCAGCGATGATCCCTGACCACGATGTTCCGCCCATTGCGGCAGAGGGAAAGCGCCCGACCCGAGCCGTGAGTCCTTCGACCACAGCGAGCGGAATCTCGCGCGCCTCGTTGATCCACGCTCCCGTCAGTTCAAGCGACAGCAGCCGACCCACGTCGTCCGGGCGGTCGAGCGCGATGAACATCACTTCCAGATCCATGTCCGCAGTCGTGATGCGATGCGTCGGCGGTCCCTGATCAATCCATCTACCGATGGTTTGCGGTATCCACTGGTGCCACGTCTTGATGGTCGTCGTGCGGAGCTCGGGGTACGTGTTGCGCACCACCGCCCATCTAGATCTACGCACGCCATCGATGCCCGGACGCTGCAGTTGCGCTCGCCGGATGACATCGACCACGCACCCGGTGGATTTCCCTGACCCAAAAGGTCCCATCAAGCCTCGAAAGAACGAGGTGTCGTCGCGCAAAAACGAACGCAGCACCGCGCCCGGTGGTCGGTACTTCAGTTGAAGCTGGGTCACTCTGACAGATCGATGCTGAAAGACAGTCCGACTTTGCCGCTGTGGTCCACGCCAATCTTGTCGCCGTACCTGTTCGGGTGCAGGACACGAGCTCGCCACCGTTGCGATGACAGCACCACGTTGGCAGCACTCGGCTCGACCAATCCCGCCAGCACCTGCCGCTCGATATCCGCCATTGCGTCCTCGATTGAGTCCGCGTTCAGTTCTCTCGCACGCGCGAAAGCGGATCGGAAATCTTCGTTGTCCATCGCCCATGAGTGCAGCGTTGAACGAGCAGGCATCTTGGGATCGGCGCAGATGGAACGCATGGATTCGCCCAGCGCATACCTGTCACAGATCGCGGCAATCAGATCAGGCGTCGCTTTGGTCGGGCGTCCCGCACCACGTTTCGCCTTCGCCTTTGTTCCCGCGACCCCACTGGCTGCGGACGTCGACTTCGAGCTTGTGGCTGGCATCCTTCCCTCGCTGAGTTTCAACCGCCTTGAAGTGTTCCAGACAGCGCTTTTTGTCGCCTGCTGCCCGCCACTGCAGGATCGTGCGCACCTCACACTGGTGCCGCCATTCTTCCGACCATCGATCAATCATGGGTCGTCTCGCGCCCAAGGATCAGGTCTTCGGCAGTGATCTCGATCCCATGCTGCTTTGCCAGCACCAGTATGCGTCTCAGATGAAACCCCGGCACTCGACCTGAAAACCGCCAGTGACTGACCGCCGATGGGTCCAGATGCAAAACGCGAGCCGTTGCTCTGATCCCACCAAACGATTCTATGACGACTTCAGCAGGCGAGATAGTTGGCATTTCATCAACGCTCCTGTTGCAGGATTTCGGCGATTTGTGTGATTGCTTCCCCTGAGACCACCATGTTTGTTGTGTACCTGAGCACGCGCCAATCAAGCGCCACTGCCCGGTTGTATTTTTCGCAGTCAGCCTCGAACCCTGACCCCGTGACATGCCGCCCACCTGACCAGTGACCGCCTTCGATCTCGATCAAGATGCGCGGCTCCAGCAACGCAAAATCTGCGCGCCAGCGTCGTGGCGGGGCGAAGCGGTACTCGACCTCGAAGTCGATGCCATATGCCCGCAGCATGACTTCCATCGCAGCCTCGCCCTTGCTACGCACCGTTTAACCACTCTCGTGAGCCAAAGTGATCTGCGCTATTATGAGCTTCGATGCGGTCGGCGATCACGGCAGCGCGCTGCCACGAGCTTGCTGGCTTGTACGGACCTTCCCAGCGCTTCGCGTTGCAGTTGACGCCCACGTTGGTGGAGTCGGCGCTGGATAGCGGTAGCTTGCTAAAAACCTTTGGGTTCAGCATGCGCAGACCATGCAAGCGACACACAGGACGACCCATTTGGTCACACATCACAGCCAGCACCTCGTGCATTCGATCCCACCAAGACCCTGCGCCGGGCGTGGACCACTTGCCCGAGGAACCCAAAGCCACTACTGGATACTCGTAAGCCAACCGCTCGGCACGATCAAGCGGTTCGTGCAAATGGTAGATCGGCACACCGCGGATGTGCGTCGCCCAGTCCGCTAACAGGGCGTCGTTTTCTTCCGCAGTACCGTCAATCACATCTGGAATCAGCGCCCAGTCAAAACCCGGATGGCGGTGCCATTCGTCGCACCAGTCAATAAACCCTTTTACGTCAAGCGC